TCGCTATACGCAGCGCGCTTTGGCTGTAGATAGTAAGTTTGGGGCTGTGGGCAGCGACATTAATGCGAACAATTTAACCATGCGTGAGTTTGGTGTCACCTTGCGCTTTATCAACGAGATTGTTGAGGATATTCGCCATGCACTTAAGCAGTAGTAAAGGAGTCCAGATTATGAACGGATTGATGCTGACTTTGGGGTGGGTATTGGGCGCAGTTATTTATACAGTTCTTAAAGCACAAGCGGTGAGCGTTGAGCCGCCCCAGATTGGGTCTGATCAGCCGTGTCTACCTTGTGAGAGAGCGCATATTAATCTTCAAACTGATGATTTAAGCGTTGATGTAAAAGAGCTATCACTTGACCATGAGCCAAAGTTGTACTTAATAGAAGAGGCGCGTGACCTTGCTGACCGCGTATCTTTAATGCAACAAGAGATGGGAATTACACCTTGAATTTGAACGAGTACCAAGAGAAGTCGGTGTCTACTGCTATCTATCCTAACGAAGTGGCTTTGGCGTATGTTGCGCTGGGCTTGTCGGGTGAGGCGGGTGAGATCGCCAATAAGGTTAAAAAGCTCTACCGAGATGGTGATGGAACCGCATCGCCTGAGAAGGAGAAGGAGTTAGCCAAAGAGCTTGGTGATGTGCTTTGGTATGTAGCGATGATGGCCTATGAGTTGGGCTTCCGTCTTGACGAGATCGCACAGATGAACGTGGATAAGCTCTCTTCGCGCAAAGAGCGTGGCGTTATCGGTGGCAGTGGGGACGAGAGATAATGCCCGTTATGAAGGTCAAGGGTGGCTACCGCTGGGGGCGCTCAGGCAAGGTGTATAAGACACGCGCTGAGGCCGCCAAACAGGGCAAAGCCATTATGGAGTCAATGAAGGCTTCGGGCAAATCTGTTAAGAAGTACAAGAGGAAGAAATGAATAGGAAAACGCGCAAGTTTACAGGGTTTGGTTGGATTATTGAGACTTATGGTGATGGCGAGCTAGCAGTGCCTTGTACTGAGGTTGATATTGAGACTGACGCCATGACTATCACCGAAGAGTGCGATGAATTTGAGGCGGCTTTAGGCGCGCTCACAGAGGTGGAGGTTATTTTTGACGATACTGACGTGTATCGCATTAAGCGCGTTGAGGGTGTATTCTTAACAATTAAGATTGATGGTGAATGGGTTCCTTGGGTGTATGGTGAGGACGAGTTATTCGCCATTGAGCGCCTAGAAGAAGAGTACGGCGACTACTAAGACATAATAGAGATACAGCAAATGACAAAGAACGAGAGACTAAAGATGTTCGCCGCCAGAGAGTCGGCTTCAAGTGTTTTACCGCTAGATGTTATGGAGCGTTATTATGGCCACCAAAAAAACCAAAGTCTCCAAGAAGTACACAGCGGGCTTAAGCCAAAAAGAGAAGAAGGAGCGCGAAGCACAAATCCGCAAACGCGCTAAGGCGAGCAGGGAAGGCAAGCCTAAGTACACACCTCTTAAGGGTGACAAGGGCGCTAAAACCAAGCCGTCAAAGTATACGACTCAGGCGAAGAGGAGCGGCCTCAAAGGTAAGATTGAGGCTAATATGAAATCCAACACTAAAGAGGGGTATCTGTCTGCCGTGGCAAAGGCCACGGGTATGCCCAAGGGTATTTTAAGACAAGTACATGAGCGCGGTGCTAGGGCTTGGGCAACAGGCCACATACCTGGTGCAAGTCAAAAAGCGTGGGCACGCGCTCGTGTGCTCTCTTTTGTGCAAGGTGGCAAGACCACCAAGATGGCAGATAAAGCGCTGTACGCAGCAGCAAAAAAGCGAAAGGCTAAAAAGTGACACTCGTAAAGAGCGCGCAACCAAAACACACATTAACAGATGAGCAGATGCTCGACCTCGCAGATAAGTGCTTTGAATTCTGTAAGCAAGCAAGCGGGGTGACTTTATACCCATACCAAGAGAATTTTGGACTTAGGGTGATCCAGTCCATCTTGTTTGAGGATGGCGAAGAGATAACAGCATTATTCTCTCGACAGAGCGGTAAGACGGAAACGGTAAGCTGCGTAATCACGGGTTTATGTGTGATTTTGCCGTCTTTGGCGCGCATGCCTGACCTTGCCACTGATGATCGTATAAACAAGTTTAAAACGGGCTTCTGGGTGGGTATTTTTGCGCCCTCTTATGAGCTTGCGGGTATTATGCACGCTCGCATGTCGAGCCGCATGCAATCTGAGGCGATGCAAGCGGTGCTCAGTGATCCTGATATTGGAATTGATCTGCAAGGTGGCCGCAAAGTCTTAAGGCTCCCTAATGGGTCTTATGTGGACGCTAACAGCGCTGGGCCTCAAGCTAATATCGAGGGTAAGACTTATCACGTTATTATTTGCGAAGAGTGCCAAGATATTAGCAATTATAAGATAAAGAAGTGCCTTGCACATGACACTGAGATTTACACCTTAAATGGTAAGGTTAAAATATCTGAGCTTAATGGCGAGCCAATACCCCAGGTAACGAAAGACGGTCGATTAAATGTTGTTTATAACTACGAGTACCATGATAACGGCTTACAAGACGTATGGCGCATAACAACAGCAGGTGGTTATCACCTTGATGCCACAGAAAACCACCGCTGGCTCACGCGCACTAGGGGCATTAAGGGTCTTAATGTAAAGACAACAAGCGCTCTCACGGTTAACGATACAGTTCCTTTGCCCGCTACATGGCAAGTGCAGCGCACAGGGTCCTCCTCGTATGATAAAGGTTTAGTATTGGGCGCCATGCTTGGTGATGGTAGCTTTAGAGGTACAACACCTGTTTTATGTGGCACTAGGGAGTTTTTGCGCGCTGTGAGTGACGCTTCACTTAATGAGTGGGGTGTAGGCTACAAGGAATACTCATATAATGAACGCAGCGGTCTATCTGAAGGAGCGCTCACAGACCACAACTACAAGAGCAATCCAGTTATGGACTGGATTAAGGAAATTGGTTTAAAAGGTGTTATAGGCGTGGAGAAGCGTTTGCCTAGTGGCATGATGCTAGAGTCTGAGGAATTTATGAAGGGGTTAATTTGTGGCCTTTATGAAACCGATGGTTCTATTGTGGGTGGCCAAAAACCACACATCTCTTTTGATAATACGTCTATCGGTTTAATCCAAGACGTAAGAGATATTCTCCTACAGTTCGGCATCTCAACGAGCCTAAGTAGTCGTGAAAATAATAAGGGATTGTTTAAGAACGCGAAGCGCATCTACTCATTAAGGGTTAAACGTAAAAGAGATGTGGCTTTATTTAAGAGCACGTTCCCTCTACTAACAAAGAACGAGCGACTTCAAAGTATTGATTGCTCCATTTCACATGATGGTCATGGTAAGGGTGCAGGGGTGCCTGAAAATATGAGGTTCGCTCGTATTACCTCAATTAAATATTTAGGCAAGAAGCCGACTTATTGTCTGACACTTGAGAACGAGACATTTATCGCCAATGGCATGTTAAGCCTGAACAGTATCCATCCTATGCTTGCTAGCACAAATGGGACTATTGTTAAGATTGGTACACCTAACGCTCAAAAGGGCGACTTCTTTGACGCATGTGAGCGAAATAGGGCCAGAACAGCAACGAGCGGTAAATTAGCGACCCATTTCCAATACGACTATGAATACCCTGCAAGATACAACCCCCGCTACCGCAGGTATATTGAAAAAGAGATTGAGCGATTAGGATATGACTCTGACGAGTTTAGAATGTCCTATAGGCTACACTGGCTGCTTGAGCGAGGACACTTTATCCCGCCTGAGATATTTGACTCTTGTGGGGTCACTGAGCGCGATAAACTCAGGGTGAAGAAGAAGGGTGAGTATATCCACTTTAAGAGGCCATCTTCCCCTTATGGCAACGACACTACATCGGAGAATATGGTGGCCTCTCTTGATATTGGTCGCGCAAACGATAGTACAGTAATGACGGTTGCGAAAGTCTGGTGGGAGAACCCGCAGAACTTTGCGGGTGAAGACAGGTATCACTCACACATTGTGAATTGGCTAGAGATTGAGGGTGATGACCACGAGACACAATACCCTCAGATTTTGGACTTTTTGGAAAAGTACAACATCGGCATTTTGATTGTAGACGCCACAGGCCGTGGTGACCCTATATATGACCGCTTATCGGCAGACCTGTACGACAAGGGTGTGAGGGTGATCCCCTTCATCTTTAGCCAGCGCTCTAAGCATGAGGGCTACACAATCTTATACCAAGAGCTTAAAGAACAACGATTAACCTACCCTGCGGGTGACCACGCAAGAACACAACGCAAGTGGCAGCGCTTTGTGAAACAGATGTATGACCTTCAAAAAGAGTGGAAGGGTAAATACATGGACGTTAAAGCGCCCACAAGTGGTAAGAAGGGCGGTTCTAACTCTGATGGCCACGATGATTACCCCGACTCCCTTATGATGCTGTGTTACGCCATAAATCGTAAACTCATAGCGGCTGAAGTGGGTGTTAACCCGTTTGTGGGTTCTAGGGCGGTGGCTAACGCGCGCAGACTAGCGGGCGCTCGCATCGGTGAGGGAGCAAACCGAGGAAGGCGCAAGTTCGATGGCTGGTGATTTACTGAGCATAGACCAAATAGCGGAGATGTGTGGTAGAGATGCCCAGTATGTTACAAAAGCTCTCCGCAAGGGAGATCTTATAGACCAAACGCCTTCACAAGTGGCTTTGTGGCTACAAGGGGCGTTTGAGGTTAAAATAGCGAAGCAAGGCGGTAGACGCGAGAAGCGAAAAGACCGCGCCACCATTGTTCATCGAAAGTGGGACTAAATATGGGTCTTATTAGCAGAGGGCTTATTGCCGCCACACCATTTGGGAGCGCAGACTCCAAAATCTATTCCCTAGTAACAGCCACGGAGACTGAGAACGCAGATCGTTTGGCTCGTTATCGTGAGTTCTTTAGGTTCTATAAGGGTAAGCATTGGAACCACACTAGGGACATAAATGAGCCTTTTGTGACCATGAATTATTGCAGGCGCTTTGTAGACGCTCAGGTTAACTTCTTAATGAAGGGAGGCTTTGATGTCACTATCCCTGACGATCCCTCAACTTCTGCAAAGGAGGACGAGGATAGAGAATTTGTGCGCCTTATGCTTGAACGCACCTGGGAGCGCAACCGCAAGGAACTCCTAGGGTTTGAGATGGCACAGATGGGCTCAATCACAGGTGATGTATTCTTGCGCGTGTCTTGGGAGGAGGACGACCCAATCGAAGCGCCTTACGCGCGAGTTGATGTGCTACCTTCTCAATATGTGTTTCCCTCTTTTGGTGGCCCACACGGAGTAGACCGCAAAAAGATCAACAGCGTCCTAGTCTTATTCCCTCGGTTTAGGAATGGTGATGCTGTGCATGCCCGTTTTGGGGAGATGCCCTCTAACCAGGTTGTTTGGTATGGTGAGCGCTGGTTCGCTGATAAGGTCATTGAGTATGACCCTGATGGCGGCGAGCGCACGAGGCCTAACGTGCTTGGTGAGATACCCATTGTGCATATTCCAAACTACGCTATGGCAGGAGAGTTTTACGGACGCTCTGACCTAGCTGATCTTATCGACTTACAACGCGAGTACAACGAGAAGTGCACCGATGTGTCAGACGTGATTAACTACCACGGCTCCCCTGTGACAATCGTTAAGGGTGCAAAGCTCACCCAGCTTGAGCGAGGCCCCAATAGGATGTGGGGGCTGCCTGAGAATGCGAGCGTGAGCAACCTTGCGCTTAATGGTGAGCTAGGCTCAAGCCTTGAGTATTTAGACCGCATTAAAAAGGCTATGCACGAGGTGGGTGGTGTTCCAGAGATCGCACTCTCAAGCAACGTCAATAACCGAGAGACAGGCGCTTCCGTATCTATGCGCTACATGCCTATGCTTGAGACTAGGCAAGTCAAAATACAGACCTACGGGGCAGGTTTACGTTTGGTGAACCGCTTGATTATGAAGATCACGTCCATTGCGGACTCCGCCTTTGGCTCCGAGTTTGACCGCTTAGACGCGAGCA